GGTCGTCAGTTCCATCCACGCAATGTAAAAACGTTTGACTTGCATTTGTAGACGCTGTATCAGTTCCATTATTATTATAGAGCTGCTGGTCAACATAATTAGCTCCCCCATCACCATTCAGTAACAACACAAGATTTGCCAAACTACCTGAATCGAGAGCAGTTATTTCAGCTTCTACTAAATATAACCCATCCACATCCCCGTCTAAATTTTGAAAGGTATGCGGATTCGCATTAAGGTCAACAGCGGAAAACTCATACTCTTCAACAATCTCCCAGTCAGCAGCATTAAAAACACCTTGCTTTGGCCTGCGAAACAACCAAACATCTAATGTCATAACATTCGAATTAGACCCATAAAAAGTCCATTTGTTTATCTCATCAGAAGTATTTCCCCACTGCCACCATGCCTCTTGCACATAAATATCTGCTGCATTAAATGTTCCGTTGCTGTACTCATAGACATTTCTTTCAATACCGCTGGATTGTGTCAATTCGAGAATCGCTAAATTAGCATAATTCCCATCAGTTCCAGCAAAAAAATGCCCCATTCCAGCAGCCCCCGTAGGAACACCAGCTTGGGCTGTAGACCCATATGCCTGCAAGTACCACGCATCATAGTTATTTCCAGTATCATCATTCAAGCGAGAATACATCTGCGTATTACTAGCCCCGTTTGATTGTAGCACACATATGGCACGATAATCCCAGAGGTCACTAAGCATGTCATTAAAAACCAACTCATTGCCACTACCCCAAGAAATGTCAGTAGCGGAAACGCTTTGGGCTTCAACAAATTCCCATTCTGCTGGTGAAAAAGTCATGCAATAATACCCCACTCATCGTCCGTGATATTCATTGCTAGGAACGTCATAGCCTCTCCAAAGCCAAGGTCCTTGCTGTAATCGCCCAATATTGCCTCAACAGCCTCACACGTGTCAGATGCTGATGGCGCTCCACTGAAGGCAGGCGACACTGTGACGCTGTTAGCAGCAGTAGAAGCAATCCTGCGGAATTCTCCAGAATAGGTCCCAGATGTGAGGCGTAGCACCTCTCCTGCGCTGAAGGCATGTCCAGTCAGGTTAATAACCGTTGATGTAGACCCTGCCTCAACAACATCCGTGCCCACCTGCTCGCCCTTTACTGTCAAAGTATATGTCGGTGAATTATTCAGGCAGTGGAATGAATTTCCAAGGTTGTCAGCCAGAGTCGGCAACGTGAAGGTTCTATTTGCTGCTGTGCTACGTCCTAGCACAAAAGCATCTTCCGCTTCCGAATCTAAGATGGTGTAGTCGGCAGTCTTTTCATTTACTCCAGCAACGAATTGCCCTGTGCTTCCAGTGGGCCCTGTAGCTCCTGTGCTTCCAGTGGGCCCTGTAGCTCCTGTGCTTCCCGCCCCTGTAGGCCCAGTGGCTCCAGTTGACCCTGTTGGGCCAGTAATTCCAGTCTGCCCCGTTAGACCTGTGCTACCCGTGCTTCCTGTCGGCCCAGTTGTGCCTGTCAGCCCAGTAGCCCCGGTTGGGCCTGTCAATCCAGTTAGCCCTGTTGGGCCTTGCTCTCCTTGTTCTCCTTGCTCTCCTTGTTCTCCTTGCTCTCCTTGTATTCCAGTTGCGCCTGTCTGCCCAGTTAATCCAGTAGCACCAGTCACGCCAGTAGGCCCTGTAACGCCCGTAACGCCTGTGGCACCCGCTCCAGTAGGCCCAGTCGCCCCCGTCACGCCAGTTTGGCCAGTACTGCCAGTTTGGCCAGTGGCACCAGTAACCCCAGTAGCACCAGTGGGTCCAATTCCATTTTCTCGTAGTGCCCACAACTCGAAATAGCTACCAACCTGAATCTCATTTGCACTGGTACAAGTAATAACAAGGCTAGTAATCTCATCCGCAGTATTAGTCCACTGACAATGCCCAGTAGAATGGTAACCAACGTCGCCCGTTCTGGCATCCTGTGTGACATAGATACCGTGCCTCTTTTCTCCACTTTCTGCAAAGATATGAAGCGTGCTAAAAGTAGATTCATCACTCAAGCTTTGGGTGAGCATTATCGGAAATCCGCAAGGTGTCCCTATATTGTTAGCAGCCCCAACACCTGCATCCTGAGAATATGTTCGCTGGTATTTATAATTGCCGCCAGTAGTGTCGTTATTCAGATAACAAACAATATCTGTCTGCCCCGATTCATCGAGAATTGGGCGACTGACAATTATATACTGCAGGTCTGTGTCACCATTAACGTTCCAAGTGAATGAAGTCTCAGCCGAGCCTGTAGTCGTGTGGGTTTGGATTCTCTCCCAGACCATGTTACCTGAACCACCAGCAGGACCTGTCGGTCCTTGTGGGCCTGTAGCTCCCGTTGCGCCAGTCGCCCCTACCCCAGTAGGTCCTGTGGGGCCAGTCACGCCAGTCGCGCCAGTCACGCCTGTTACGCCTGTTAACCCTGTGGGTCCAGTAGCCCCTGTTATTCCAGTCACCCCGGTCTGGCCCGTTTGACCAGTAGGCCCTGTGGCACCTGTCTGCCCTGTCTGTCCTTGGTCACCTTGTGCGCCCTGTGTTCCAGTAGGCCCAGTTGTGCCTGTCAGCCCAGTAGGCCCGGTTAGACCTGTTTGGCCTGTCTGACCAGTCTGCCCTGTCTGACCTGTCTGGCCTGTTTGACCTGTCACACCTGTAGGCCCCGTCTGACCTGTGGCTCCAGTTGGCCCGGTTGGTCCTGTACCATCGCTTGGGCCGCTTGGGCCAGTGGCGCCAGTGGGGCCAGTAGGACCTGTCGCACCCGTGCTGGCCGCTGTGCCCGCTGGGCCAGTAGGCCCGGTAGGACCAGTAGGCCCGGTAACATTTGAATCTGCTCCCGTGGGTCCTGTAGCACCAGTAATGCCTGTGGCGCCCGTAGCTCCAGTGGGCCCTGTTATGCCCGTTTGCCCCGTTTGCCCTGTCTGGCCAGTCGCCCCTGTAGGGCCAGTTTGGCCTGTTGGACCAGTTACATCTGAGTCCGCACCAGTGGCTCCAGTTGCGCCCGTGGCACCAGTGGCACCCGTTTGGCCTGTTGGACCAGTGATGCCAGTGGCACCAGTTTGTCCTGTTGGGCCATCATCACCAGTTTCGCCTGTGGCACCAGTTGGCCCAGTAGGACCTGTGGGACCAGTAGGACCTGTCACGTCCGAGTCGGCACCTGTGGCACCTGTGGGACCTTGCGCACCAGTGCTGCCTGTGGGGCCCGTAGGACCAGTAACTCCTGTCAATCCTGTTGGGCCAGTCAGGCCTGTGCTCCCAGTTGGCCCTGTCGAGCCTGTCACTGGAGACGCTGCCAGCTTGGCCTTCTCCGCATCGGTAAAGACATTTGACCCAATCGGTGTCACGCCTGCGGGGTCAACCATCGAACTCGAGTACGGATTGTTCATTATCATCAACTTGTCATTGAAAGTCAGGTTGATGTAGGCCGTGTCCCAAAGTGCCAGCTCAAACGGGCGCTCGGCACGGAAAAGCATTCCCTCAAATGCTTCAACCAATTCCAGAGTATTGAGGTCAAGCGTGCCTACTGCATCGCCGCCAACATCCTGAAAGTTGTCACTCCACGCATACAGCTCGCCATCAAAGCACACAGCCAGAATCAAAGAAGTGATACTGACAGGGCCCGTCAGACCAGTTATGGTGACATCGATTGTTTCCCTGATGCCTATTTCACCAGTAACCGTAAACTCCTTGGTCGTGACATCAGCCGTAATGGTAAGTGGAGTATTGTTGCTCATCAGATGAAGTTCCTCATTTTGACAGCAGTGTCTGCCTGTTTAAACTCGGTGAACTTCTCCCGTACTGCCTGTGCCACGCCAATCTTGTACTGGCGGTCCCAATAGGTGCCAAGCTCAGGATTTGACCACGGCTTCATCGGCTGAAACATCAGTTCTGCCCGTGCGCCAGCCATAATCGCTTCTGACCAGCGTTCCATAAACCACACGGGGAGTATCATCGAGGTAATCATCGGCCTGCGTACAATGGTGACTACAAGGCCGCCTGTAATATCTTCGGTTGGGGCGTCTTCAAGGACAAGCGTGTCGCCTTCCTGAAGCACGTATTTATCTTCTTTAAGGTCGGTGCCGTCATATTCAACATTGAAAATTCGATGCACCAAGGTCATCTGAGTGGGTCGCAGGTCGTATTCCGTCTGGTCCTCCACCACATCAATAGTCAACTCTTCCCTGAGGGCTTCCGTGTCCACGCAAAACTTGCGGCCTGCTTGCTGCAGCGACTGCACAATCACAGGTTGCGGGCACCCCGGCAGGTCGTTTACGACATACGGTAGCATGTCCGTGTACTGTACAACTGGTTGTGTGGCCATCTTATCTCACTATTCCCTGTTGGAAGAGCTGATAATGAGATGTCGCACGTTGCTGGTTGGCAGTATCGTCCGAGTCCTGCTGGAACGCCATGAAACAAATATAATCCATCAATGGCGTGCGCCAACTGTCTTCCAGCGTCAGTTCATCAGTAGTCGCGGTTGCTTCAGTAAGCGTCTTCAGGTCGGCATCAGAGTCAAATAGTGCGTCTGGTCTTTCAAGCACGATTTCTCGCTGGCCATCATTCAGCCAAAGTAACAGGCTGACATCCGACCAACGGTACGGCGTATTTTCATCTCGCAATATGACTCTGGCTCTGTTGATTACATCACTCGCCAGCATCGTCACTCTCGTTCTGCAGCTCTTTGATTCGCTCAAGCAACTTGTCTTTGCGGGTACGCGGCTTCAGCTCTTCGCCGAAATTCTTGCGAGCATAGACAGTCAGTTCAAGGTTGGTCATCTTCTCCAGAGGCTTCTCTTCTGGCTCCTCAGGAGGCGTCAACACAACTTCTTCCTTCTTGACTTCTGGTTTCGGTGCTTCTGGTGCCTCAGGCTCCTCAGGAGCTTCTGGCTGGGCTGCTGCCTCAAGAACTACTGGCGGGGGCAGTTGTTTATCATCAGTCACGAAAACCGGGGGACGCACGGGTGCTTCCACCTCATACATGTCGGTGCGCTGCGCCAGCACCGGGTTCCAAGTCAAGAAACGTCCATCCTTCTTCATCAGCCATCGCTGTGCGTTGTCAGTCATTTTTCTCCCTCTTACAAGTTGCAAAAAGGCTCAGGGGGCCCTTTCAGACCCCCTTTGCCGTTCGAGGCTCGTTGCCGTGGCTACGCAGCCGGGGCGGTCAAGACGCTGACCTTGATGACAGCTGCATCAATGGTCTGCGCATCGTTGTTGGTCAGAACAAGCTGCATTGCAGCTCCAGCCGCCGTATAATTCGGGGCGACTGCGTTGGTCCCGCCAGACTTGATGCCAGTGCTTGAAATGTCCGCACCATCAACCAGCGTGTCATCGGTAGTTCCATCGGAAGACAGACCGAGGTCAACATCAGTGATGTCGGCATCGGCGGTATCCACATCGATGAAAGCAGCCAAGACTACCTCACCAGCTGCGATGTCCAGCAGCGACATGGTTTCGGCATTGGCCAGTTGGTTTGCGGCCACCGTGAAATCCACATCGACTTCACGCCACTGCAAAATGCCAGTGTGAAGATTACTGGCAAGAGACGAGGTAGGTCTGTTGTCAATAGTAGCAGCCATTGCTCATTCTCCTTTTGTGTGTGGTTGTGGATTAACCCTTGGTGACGTAGAGATGAACCATCGCTTCAGGCTTGATGACTTCATAGCCATAAACCTGCAACCCACGATTCAGCTTCCCGAAATCGTTCTGGTTGTCGACAGTCTCATTCTTGGTCAACTGGGAGGCGAAAGTCAATGCGGAAATGTGATTCGCAAAGACATTGGTCACCGTGTCGGCGCCGTCCGTTGCAGTCGAGAGCAGATTGCTCATGTAGACCGTCAGGCGGTCAATCATCCCGATGCGGCCATTCCGCAGAACGGAAGTGCCATCACCAGTCAGACTGGCATCTTTCAGGTCCGACTTCTTCAGCATTGCGCACATCCATGCAGGAAGCACAACACTGCGGCTCTCACTCGGGACATCCTGCTCATCGAGCACATTCCCGACATCGATGAGGATGTCAAGGATGTTGTCCTTGGTGACAACCAGCGGAGTACCAGCAACACCAAGATTGATGTCGCCAGACAGTTTCCCGGCTGTGGCACCCTGATTGTCGGCATCGGCATCAGAGTAGACATCAGCAAAGATTCCACGCTCGATGGAAATCTTCAGCTGCATGGCAGCATCTTCGGCCCATTTGTCCACAAACGGAATGTCAGACTGCTTGACATCGACATCATTGGCGGCGAACGCCCAGTATTTGCCTTTGTCAATCAGAAGTTCGACATTCGGTGCTTCAGGGGTTTCGTAATCAAGGTTCTGCCCCTTGATATAATCGTTGATGGTGATATCAGGGACAGTCCTGATATTGACTTGGTCGCCCATGTTGCTGATTTCGCCTTCGTACTCCGTGTTGGCAATCTTGCTCATCACGGTAGCTTCGTAGAACTTAATCAGGAGCTTGGCTGACCAGATTTCGGGGATATAGGTCCCGCTCAGAGAGGGGTATCCACTTGCTGATGGAAAAGCCATTTTTTTTCTCCAGTTTTTCTTTCATAGCTTTTCACCGCACCCCGAATTTAGTCTTATCCTGCGATAATCCTGCCTTCAGCGTATGCAGTGTCCAGCTCACGTTGTAGCTCTTGTGCCTGTTCGGGCGTATACCTGCCCAGTGCTACGTTCTTGGCTATCTCTTTGTACTGCGAGACGGTATACGTCTTTTTGGACGGGTTCTGAGGCGCTCCTTTGCCCTTTGGCGATACTTGCTGCTCCAAGGGCATCGGTGTTACCTTTTTGCCTGTCTCCTTGGGCCTTGTCGCTTCCCATGCCTTGAATATGCTTACGACCCTATTCAAATCCCGTGCCACAGATGCGTCATCCAGCGAATCTTGAAGCGTGCCACCAGAATAACCGTCTGGTTGCTGAAGCCATTCGATGAACTCTGGGTCTGTATTCAGTTGATTGAAGTTTGGAACGGCTGCTGCCACACTTTGTTCAAATGCGTCAAACGTTGCGTCTTCCGAGCTTCGCTTAACTGTCTCCAGTTGCCCTTGAATCTTTGCCAGCTGCTCATTCATCATCCTCGCAGCGATGTTCGCCTGAAGTGCTACATAATCTTCGCCGAACTCCTCCAGCTCTTCCTCTGTGGCATACTTCTTGTAGTCTACCACCGGGGCTTCTGCCGGGGCTGCTGGCTCCTGAATCTGTTGGCTTGCCAGCTGTAATTCAAGTTCCTCGTTTCGCTTTATTGCTTCGTTTCGCTCTTTGGCCAGTCTCGGCACTTCCGCATCGTATTTCCCTTGGAGCACTTTGTTCTTGTGCTTCAGGGCCTCGATTTCGGCGTCCCGGGGGTCTGGCTCCTCTTCTGGCTCCTGTGGTTCCTGCGGTGCTTCTGGCTCTGCTTGAGGCGGTGCTTCATCAGGCTCTAGCAGCTCTGGCTGCTCCAGCTCTGGTGCTTTTGGTGCTTCGGGGTCTTCTGGCTGCGGTGGTGCTGCCCCTTCTGGGTCAGCGGCTGCCTGAGCCTCCTTTTGCAACTTTTCCGCTTCTTCTGCTCGCTTCCGCACTGCGCTCGGAATTCCGTCTGGCATGTTTGTCTCCTCGTGAGCCGTACATACGGTCTTCACTGGTTTGCTGGAGTCCGTTTGATGGGTGTTCCAGCGTTAAATTATTTTGCGCTTCTTTTTGCTGTCTTCAATCCGCTTCAATACATCATTGGCGTCTTGAGCAGTCTTTAGAATCGCAGTCAATGCCTGTCTTTTGCCTTGAGACTTACGAAGTTCACTGAGTCCTCCAGTGTTTGTGTCACTCTCCTCTCGTAGTTTGTCTCTTGAGTCTCTCAGCCAATCCAAGACAGTCTCCCAGTCCCGCTGACTATTCAATCTGTGAATCGCCCGCAGGGTCTCTTCATCGGCGTTTTGCATTATGCAAACGTGATTGCATCCGAAATGACCAACTGCCCGAGGGCGTTGACGATTACGAGATACCACGTTCCTGCACCTGTTTCTGTGATGTCAATGTCAAAGTCGCCATCGGCTTCCGTGACAATGGTGAAGACCTGATTTGCCACATCGGGCAGAATCAAGCCGTCCGTACCAATCGCAACGCCGCCGTCAGGAGCGGTGGCAAGAGTGCTGCCATCAGCATTGGCACTCAAATATGCTTTCAGTGCCACGCTCTGGGCGATGTCGGAACCCTTGGCCGCCAACAGGGAGCTGCGTACCTGACCAGCGACATTGATGACATTCGCTGCTTCAGTCCCGATGGTGAACTCGCAACCCAGAGGGGTTAACAGTCCATCGGTGCCTTCCTGTGCGTCGTTCCCGGCCTTCAGTTCATCGCAATCTGCGATGCGGGACTTCATGGTCCCGAAAGTGATATACTGTCTTTTGCTCATCCTTACTTCTCCTTTTTAGAGTGAATCGAGCATTATTATCCAGCCTGTTCGACTGGGGCTTGTCCTTCTTGTTCAGCCATGGCCGCCTGCATCATCAGTTCTTCCTGCATTGCGGCCTGCTTGGCGGCCTGTTCGGCACGCCGTTCCAATTCTTCTTCAGATGGCACGATTTCGCCAGTAGGCATCTTGGCCAGCTTCACGTTCTCACGCATCAATGCGGCCACGCCCCTCTCCCCTACCAGCTCGTACAGCCTGTCGTCTGAGAGCACCCGGTCAAGGATGTTCTGGCGCTGTACCTGCAGCTGTTCCTTGATGACCAAGGCCAGCGCACCCCGTGCCATGATGTTTACATCACCCTTGATGTCTTCATCGTCCGAATAGAGCATATTGTGCTGATATAGCCTAGTAATGGCTGGTTTGAACACATCAGCATCAACATTGGCGATAACTTGTTTGATTCCCCTGCTGGAGGCATCCATGAGCATGGACAGGCCGCGTGCGGTCTCCCCTGCCCCGCCGACATCTGGGTCACCATAGATGTAATTTGGAATACCAGTGACCTCGCTGGCCTCATCCTTGAACTTTTCGTAGACTCCCATCAGTTCGCTGGAGTTGGCGGTTGGCTGGAAAAAGGAAATGGGGGCGGCTCCATTTCCGCTGGGCTCCTGATATTGCCAAATCTTCCACGGATACATCGCTTCGATGTCTTCTCCCGGGGCCAGTTTGTCGGTATTGACCATCGTCTGTGGACCAGAAGCTATAGCCAGATTGTTGATGAGTGCCCGTGCGCTGGCATTACATACCTGCTGCACGTCCGCCATCTTCTCTGGAATCCCGTAGCCCCAGATGGAGTCAACTACCTTCTCATAGCTGGAAACGTAGTACGGTCTCTTGCCCAGTGGGTCTGGGTTCAAAATAGCACGTATCACGTGCCCACCGATGAGAATCGCCTCAATATCGTATTCTGCCAGCTCATCCTCGACATCATAGCCCCAGTCCTTCAGCATCTCTCCAGAGGCACTGCCATGATATTCGAGAGCATCAATCAGCGAACCCGGCTCATCACTCAACGGAAACAGCTCTTTGTCCTCGTTGTCAGCCCGTTCTGAGTCAGTATTGGTCCATTCCCTCAGGCCACCTGCCCTGTACTCTTCCAGCACCTTATTAATCGCTTCGGTGTTATAGCCCTCTACGCCACGCATATTGGCAATGGTGCCACGCCGTAGGCGCATCCGCTCAATTAAGTAGCCATCGTTCGGGTCGCGGCACTCAGGTGAGGGATAAAAATCAAAGGGGGATACCCTTTCAAACTCAAGCATCAGCTTGTCACGCACCAGCGGCTGGGTCTTCCCTGTCTGGGGGTCTTTACCCCAAACCAGTTGCTTTGTCTTGCGGATTACGCCGCCTTTGATGATGCCCGAAGGAAACGTTGCTATATCAGAAATGAACTCACGGAATGCTCGTTCCCATCCTCCCTCGAGAAGCTGGTCTTCGATTTTCCGCTCCATCCGCATGGCCTTTTTCTTGGCCTCTTTCTCCAGTTCAGCGGTCCACCTGTCACGCATCTCGCTGGCGAAGTCGTAGATTTCACGGGGGTCAAACTCAATGCCTTGGCCCTCTAAAGAGGCGAAAAACGCCAAAGTCTGTTCGACAATGGCGCTTTCCGAGACCGGGTCAAGTTCTGGCACGGGAGTGGGGGAGAGCGTCCACGGTTTCTCACCAGCAGGTGCGAGGACATCCCGTATCCAAGCTTCACCAGCCAAACATTTCGTGGCAGTAATGCGCATGAAGACTTCTGAGCCGCCTGTCTTCTGAATCTCAGATAAGATATTGTCGCTGTAAACGCCTTTTCTCTGGCGCTGGGCGGCGAGCAATCGCTCGTCAATATCTTCTGCTTTTGCTGATTTGGCGGCTTCCCAGCAGGACCGAATATGGGACGCCAGTTGCGACATCGCTGTTTGTTTGTCGTTGAGGTTGGCACGCTGTTCTGCTGCTTGCTTTTCCTCGGCATCCAGTTGGTCATTGTTCTTGACTACTACCAACCCATGGCTTTCTGGTACTGCTGGTGCGTCTGCTGGCATTCTGCCCCCTGTTGCATAACAGTTGTCGCCGTAATTATATCACACGTGCGCATAGCTGTCAAGCGGTCAATTGTTAATTACTTGACGATATCAAACGTTATACATCGTTAAAAGTTTGACGGTTAGCCTCACTTCGTTAAAAAAATAACATGGACAAAATTTAGTTTCGCCATGAGTTGTTAAATTTTTAACGGGTTATTTTGAATAAGGCGAGTGTGGCCACAGGGCGCATTCGGCGTTCTTGCACCTGCGGTTCCGAGGCTTCAGCTGGCACTCATTCCTGCAGTAGTGCGCGATATGCCTCAGTCCTTCTTCTGGGTCATCGATTTCTCTCGTGGGCTTGGGCACGCCCACTCTGACCCGTGCTTTTTTCTTGGCACTCATACTACGATTCTCCTGTTGATTACTACTTCTCTTTTCCCCCTCCTCCCCCCGGGGCGCACCCCCTCTGCCAGCGTGAGGCAGAAGGCATCAGCTATGTTCGGTGACTGTAAGCCACGTTTCTTCATCTCTTCCTTGGATTCGGCCTTGACCTTGCCTGCTGAGGTCAGCGAGTACTTGATTGAGGACAATTGCCCCACAAAGTCGTTTACCATCTCGAGTTTCGGGTCAATACAGCACTGCCGCTCGCCAAAGAAGTCCCGTGCTTTCCACCACAGTTCATCCCGCAGTCGATTGAATCTATCCCCGTAGGCAGGAGATTCGGCCACATTGATACCTGCTACTGGGATTCCCATCTCAGCGAGCCTGTCCACAACGCCGCTCCCGAGACCGATTGAGTCTACGTGGACCTGATGAAACAGGTTTTGGTCCCGATATGCCTGCACTACCCGTCCGCAGGTCTCCATGAGGTCTTTTTTGGCCCATTCCTCGATGTGGATGACTTTATTTCCTTGGCGCACCACCAAAGAAGTGCGGTCATCTCCAAAGCGTGCTACGTCCAGTCCAGCTATTTTCTGGGAGATTGGGAACTCCACGTCACGCCCGATTGCCTGTTCAAGCCAGCTCAACGGTATCAGGCAGTCATCTGAGCCGTCAGGGAACTCTCCAAGCACACGAACGCGGTAGACGTTGGAATCCTCTCCATATTTGCGCTTCTGCTGCTCAACGTACCGCTCAGTAACCAGCGGCGAATCAAGGCAGCTGAACGTGAAACAGTCCCAGAATTGCCTGTCGATAGTATGCGCACGGTAGAAATACCCCTCAGCCCGGGTTGGGTTGGAGGTCATAATGATTTTGGCACCCTTGGTAGAGAGCGCACCTTCAGCGACCTCGAAGATGATTTCATCGATACCAGACGCCTCATCAATCAGAAACAGCAGATAATCTCCGTGGAACCCCTGCAATGCCTCAGGCTTCTCCCGCCGTGCCGTGCGCCCTACAGCGTAGCGCTCAGGCTCATTTCGGATTATCATTCGATTGGCGCCGATGATTATCTCGTTCTTCAGGTAGTCGGGCATCTTGTTGTGCCACTTCCGCAGCTCCGCCCAGAGCAAGTCCTCAAGCTGGTGGCTGGATGGTGCCGTGCAGGGGATTTTACACTCATGTGGGCTGAAACTCAGGAAATGCAGGGCTATCCATGCCAGAAGCGTAGTCTTACCGACTCCGTGGCCAGACTTCACAGCGATATGTGCCTCAGTCTTGGCGTAGGCATTGAGCACGGCTTTTTGCTGGTCAGTCGGGTCTATCCCGAATACTTGCTGGACAAACCACACTGGGTCTGTGGCCATGCGCTTGAACACGTCCCGCTCGTTGAACTGCCGCTTCGTAAATGCCATCTCGTGCTCCTATTTGGGGCTAGGCGGCCCTGTCAGTAGATGCCGCAACGCCAGCAAGAACTCTGGACCCCAGTAAATTGTGGCTATACTCAGACCTACTGCCACTGCCAGAATCGCCGCCGCCAGAAATATCCAAGCCAGCTTTGGCAGCTTTGGCAGCTCATTCCAGTTGATAAATGCCATCAGTTATACCCTTTCTTGTCCATGTGCTCCCGTGCTTTTGCATTGATTTCCGCCAGTTCCCGGGTCGCGCACAGGTGCTCGATGCCAGTTGTCACGCCCAGAATCTCGTTCAGCAGCTCAATCAACTCCTCTCGGTCCCGTATCACTTCTTCCAGTTCTTCATTCATGGGCCTGTCTCCTAAAGAAGGAACCTACCGTGTCCACCCGGCAAGAGGAAGCCACTACGCTCTTCCGCCCACGGCAGGCTCCAATTGGGTTAAAGGGGTGAGCCCCGGGAGCACCTCTCACTAGGGGAGGAAGGCAGTGAGGGGGGATGGAGCAGCCGGGGCCCACCGGGTCAATCATCCTTCTTGTCCGTGAGCTTTTCAAGCCCCTTCTCTACGGCATCGCCGATTTTTTCCTGATTCTTTTTCTTGCTCAGTGCCTCGATTAGCTTCTTCCAAAGTTTCTTCCACATCAGATTGCGTCCTTTATCAGTGCTGGTGGTGGCTTCGTTTCGGGGTATTCTGGGTATGTTTGGTGCTCGATGCTCTGGCCCATCCTGCAGCCGCACATCGTTTTGGCAATGAAAAGTGCCACCGCAATAGCGAATCCTATCGCAATGACCGCTTCCCAGTCGATATCACGCAGCTTCTTTTTCATTCCCTCTCTCCCAAGTGAATCTGCATCGCACAGCAGATAGCCTCACGCACGTGCGCTGGCTCCTTCTGGTACTCACTCTTCATCTTGTTGTACTGTCTTTTCGATAGCCTCATCGACTTGGCATATCTCCTGAACAGCTTCGCCGTCTGTGCATTCATATCAGCTCGTATATGTGCCCAACAAAGAAAGTCGGCTCGACCAACTGCCGCTGCACCAGCTGCCGCTTCCCGTCTCCAATGCAGTATGAACCTCGGTAGGTGCCATTCTCAGGGACTTCGTGCCCAGTGCCTACAGTCATAAACTTCCGTGTCTCGACCTCAGCCTCTGGGTCCAACTCTACCCACATGCACGGCTGCGTGCCTTGGACCCCAATATGAAGCACTGCTGTACCCTTCGGAAGCACGAACTCCTGAATGTCCACAATCTCCAGCTTCAGTTTCCAGATTGTTCTCATCAGCCACTCCTCTCCTCGAGCACTGCCGCCAGAACGTCCAGTGCGCGGCTCTGGCACTCCAGAGTCTTAATCAGCCGTGCCACACGCTCTTCCAAGCACCCATTGTCGATGTACTTGGAATAGGCTTCTCGCTGCAAATCATTGATGTGGGCAATCACTTCCACTGGCAGGCGAAACTCTTTGCCGCCTACCTCGATTACGCTAGTCGTTGGGCTTTTCGCCATTGGTCTCCTCCAGTATATGCATTGTATATCGATTGTATATGCATCAGATATAGGTCACATATCCAGTGCATATATTTCGTATATATCACAAGCTCTATCGCCGCCCTCTACCAGTTCGCCGAGTTCGAGAACAACCACCTCGACCACGATTGGCCCTTTTACCACGACCACTCCCGTCTCTCCTTGGAACTCCTCTACTAACCATCACTATTTCCCTTTTTTAATTTTGAACTCAAAAACTCTCATATCCCCACGTATAGAGATAACCATTATTGCACCACCATCCGCCTCCGCATGTCAGCCAACCTCCTCAAGTACGAATCCACCGCCTCATCATTTATCTCCTCCAGCCTCAAACTGCCACGCTTCAAGTCCCCGTAACACCGAGGACAGAACTCCACCACCACCTGAAGGTCGGGCACCCAGCTAACCTCAACCGCCGCAGCCCCGCACACACAACATCTATCACCCCCGTCACTCATTGCCGCACCGCAGGTCAAAAATTTTTTTCGGATTCAAGAACTGCCCCCTACCCCCCACTGCGTTACCACTTAGCCTCAATGCGTATATATCGCGTATATGCAATGCGTATCTGATGCATATATCAGCAGAGAGATTTTTTCTAGAGGTGGGGTTATAGAGGGATGTATGCCCCCGCCCATTTGCACAGGAGGGGGGGTGGGGGTCAAGTCGGCTGGCCTGTCTCGCAGGGCTGGCGAACCGCTGGGAATCTGGCTGGCTCCCAAGGCTGGCCAGCTGGGCCGTGGCACCGTCCGTGCGCCGCCAAGTGGTTGGTGCGCAACGACTTGCACTTGTGAGGGTCGCATAACAAATATTATGTGATGCAGGCTCAGGGCTCATCTTCGGTAACCTCTTCTGCGTCAATGACTTGGCCACTGGTGCCACCCGTGCTTTTCTGCTCTTCTCGCCTCAACTCCTCCAGCATGTTGGCCAGTCCTGCGGAGTCCCCGATTGATAGGATATTGGTGACCTGCTTGGGCTCATTTAAGCGCTGCGGTTCCTGCGTCCAGCCCTGCATTTGGGCTATCTGACGGGCGGCGGCCAGCTTATCCTTCAATTGGGCCTCTTCATCCTCGATTACATCCTCCAAAAAGGCGGCTAATCGGGCTCGAGTGAGTAGGAACTGGGAGCCTGCCTTTGACCTCAAAAATTCGATGCGCCTGTGAACCGAAACTAGGCTCAAACACCGATAATATCCATTTCTTATCTGCTTCTTATTCTTACACCCTACTCCGCGCGTGGCAGTTACCCAAGCATCGGATTTCCACATCCCGTTTGCTATACACTGGCAGAATCGTTCATGGACCATATTGGCTAGGGGCTTTGTGCCTTGGTACTGGGAGGGTTCCTCTGGATTGTCTACGGTTGGGAGTTCCTTGGGGATGGTAGCAGGTACTTCGGGCTGTTCTGGGGGTTCCTTGGGGTTGCCATAGATATCGTGCGTTTTGAGGTACTCTCGGCGCTTTTTGGATAGCTTGGCACCTTTGGCTTTGGCTTTGGCCTTTTGCTGTGCTTTCCAGTGCTTGTATTGAGGGTGCCTTGGGGAGCGCTTCATAGGTCTTGGGCGTTTACGTGCCTTGGGCTCAGGACTGGTGTCGTTTGGTGCCTTATCTGGCATTGTGTGCTTTCCCCTAGTTTAGCCTCAACTGCGAATAGTATAACTGCTACTTACGACTTTTGCAAGTTTTGTAAGTGGTTGGCGGGCATTGATATATGCATCGCATATACTTTGTAGGCGTTTTTGGCACCTGTTTAGCCTCATTTTGTGCGTAGCTTGAGGCTAAGAAATCTGTAAAAATCGCTCCTGAGACGTGCGTTTCAGGCGTTTTTTGCCCAATTGTCAATAGCAAGACAAAAAAAGTGGCAAATTTTTTTACTCCTAGAGCACCAGTGCTTTACAACTTATTCGTTAAGAACTTAACATGTTTCGGGCCGTACTTTGTCCGTAGGGTCTTTATAATGACCACAGCTTCACCTGCCACTCTCCAGCACAGAGTGCCAGCCGAAGGGACAGGGCTGGGTGTTCATTAACAGGTAGTCGGAACTGGCCGACAACCGCAGGCCCCGAAGGGCGAGTCAGCTGGGTGGCCATGAGCAACCCAAAAGTGTGAGGCACCGAACTCACCGCTCGATGACCCAGCTGTAGCACCACCGCCAGAGGGAAAAAAGCCGAACAGATGAAAATCTGAGGTAGGCCGCAAGCAGGAAGCACGCAACCATCGAGTCCGAAGGGTCACGGTTGACTGGGATGCAGAGCACCGCATCGAGGCTATGCTGATGAGGCTGTCTTTATGATGTCCGCACAGTGAAATGCCTGACCGCAGAATTCAGTCGAGGCTGGACCTTGAGGCGGCAATGGGCTTACGGCGTGTACTGTCGAGTTGAATATGCTTGACGCATCACTCAGGGCATCGTGCCTCAGGTACGGTGCCTTGGGATGATTCGCCAACCAAACCAATAAAAGGAGAGTGAGAAATGGCTAGTATCACACACAATTTCTCTGTCGCAGAACTCGAAAACGTGGTCAAGTACGGTGAGCCTGTCCACCTTGGTGGGCTGAACACCGTGACCCTGAGGGCCGCAGTACGGGTTCTGGCCAATGCTGGGCTGGTCAATGTCGAGGCCCGTGATATCTCTAACATGAGCAAGGACCTTGCCAAAAGAACCATTCGGCTGGCCTTTGAAGGCCGTCCTGCTCCCGAAGTTCCTGAGCCTGTTGAACTCGAAGTCGAGGCTGAGGAAGCACCCGAAGCACCGAAGGCACCGCAGGAAGTAGTCGTTCATGGCAATGGCCTTGAGGCCACTCTGTTGCAGGGGCTTCTGCCGTACATCCAGACCACGATTGACCAGAATGTCCAGAAGCAGACTGGTGACATTCAGGCTCTGGTGAAGCAGTTCGTCAATGAGGTCGCACCCCGTGAAATCGTTATCCAAGACAAAATCAAGGATATCGAGTACAAGCTTCCGCAGATGGTCCACAAGTCTGTCCCGAAGCTGATTGCCATTGCCGAAGCACGCAAGATTCACGGCAAGGCGGTCCACTGTCAGCTGGTCGGTCCTGCTGGCACTGGTAAGACCCACGCTGTCCACCAAGTGGCCGATGCCTGTGGGCTCGACTACTACCCGACCTCTGTCGGTCCGCAGACCAGCAAGACTGACCTGCTGGGGTTCAAGGATGCGCACGGCAACTACAACGAATCGCTGGTCTACAAGGCCGTGAAGCATGGTGGCATCCTGCTTCTGGATGAGTTCGACTCAGCCAATGCTGGCGTAGTCACGATTCTGAACAGCATTCTAGCCAATGACGTGGCCAGCTTCCCGAATGGTGAGGTTGTCGAGGTCCACAAGGATTTCGTCTGCTTCATCGCCTGTAACACCTTTGGCCGTGGCGGTGACCGCCAGTACGTTGGCCGCAACCAGCTGGACCTCGCTTCTCTGGACAGATTCGTTGTGGTCGAGTTCGACCTTGACGAAGCACTGGAGACCGCACTTGTCACTGGCGTGGCACCGAATCGCCAGCTGAAAACCTTCCAGCCCCGTCAGGTCTCTGAGGCTGAAATCGGCCAGCTTCTGGCTGACTATCGCAGATGGCGCAAACGGGCTGAGGAAAGCTCTGAGCGTGTCCACATCGGCCAGCGGTCAATCATCTTTGGCGTCATCCTGCTCAAGGCTGGATTCGAGCGTGATGAGATTGATGAAATGGCCGTCTGGAAGGGCGTTAGCAAGGATATCCGCAGTCGGATTGCGGCATAGGATTGACTCTTCAACCACAGGGCACCAGCTTGAGGGGTTGGTGCCTTGGATTGAGTAGCCAATCGACAACCAACCAAACAGGAGAGCGACATGAAGCTCGAGGAATGCAACATCGGCAAAGCACGGGTGCTGACCCGTGCCAAAGACGGTGACGGCAAGAAGGCCAAGACCAGTGACCGTGGGTTCGATACCAGCAAGGTCTTGCACCATCGGTTCGACTGCCTGAGCGATTTTTATGACTTCGTAGATGAGCACAAGAAGGACAACTACTACAGCGTGACCACTTCCCCCGAGACGTTCAACGGGAACCAGACGTGGGACGAAGCCATGCAGAAAGCACGGTGCGGAGATACGGAGCATATCCGTGAGATGAATGCCAAGCTGGACAAGATTGAGTCTGACTTGCAGGAGTACGGCTCACGCTGGCGCTTCGATGACCATGGCGAGATATTTGACGTTGGGCTGGTGCTACAGGGCGAACCTGAGCACTGGTTGCAGGAAGAACCCAAGCCGAGCCGCCCGACCTTGACGGTAGTCGTTAATGTCTCAGCAGTCTGCACAACCCGTGCCGAAGAAATCATCCGCAGGGGTGCCGCAATCGTGGCCGTGCTCAACCGTCTGGCCGACTACTACAACATCGAACTGTACATCGGTGAGGCCGTGCTTTTCCGTAGCTACAACGCACTCGCCGACAACAACTACCCTGCGAACCTGCTGTGGGAGTGCAAGGTCAGCACTGACCCGATTGACGTGGCAAGCATCGCCTTTGCTATCGCCAATCCTGCCTTCCTGAGGCGGCTGGGGTTCACATGGCTGGAGATTTGGGACAACAACAGGGAATGCTCTGGCTATGGCAAGCCGCACAACCATGACCAGTGGGTGCTCGACTCCCAGTATGCCACAGCTGAGCATGACCAAGTGCTCTTCTTCCCGAAGGTCGAAGCTGGCAACAGGGAGTGGCAGTCAGATGAGGCCGCTGAAGAATTCATCATCGGCATCGTTGAGAAGTACACCAAAGGGCGCAAGAAGGCTTGACGCACCACTCAGGGCATCGGGACAACCCGGTGCTCTGGACTGGTTCGCCAACCGTCAACCAAACAAGGAGAGGCCCATGACTACGGCTGAAGCAGTAGCCTTTGCCATGAGCGCACTGTCTGGCCTTGTCGTACTTGTACGGCATCGCCTCTAACCAACCAACAGGACCTATC